ACAACACCGGCGCTTTCGTCAATCAGGTAGCCGGCCAGTCCCTCGCTGTCAACGCGCTCTACTACGTCTACGTCTTCAACAATGCGGGGACGTTGGCGCTGAATTTCAGCACCACCGGCCACGGCATGAGCGGGACGAGCGGGAACGTCGGCGTCGAGACGATGACCGGCACCGGCGGCGTCAACTATACGCTGGTCGGCATGGTGTGGACCACGGCGAGCGGACAGTTCGCCGATAACGGTCAGTATCGCGGCGTCATATCTTGGTTCAATCGACGCGACAGGCCGATCGGAGTCTCCTTCAGCAACGCCAGCGCTTCCGGTGTCAACGGGTCTTACAGCAGCCTCAACGGCGGGGTCTCGGTCATCGCCTGCAACTGGGTCGACGAGTGCTTCAACTTCGGTCTCGACTGTCAGTGCGGCGCGACGGCGGGCATCACCGGGTCGATCGCTGTGGCATACGACAGCACCACCGGCAACATCATGCAGAACATGTACGTCTACGGCAACGGCACCATCATCTTTCCTGTGTGCGTATGGGCGAGCTACCCGACATCTGAAGGCGCTCACTCTTACTTCGTGATCGGCACCGGGAGCGTCACTGCTTCAGCGGGCACCTTGCAGATGAACAACCCCACGCTCTGGGGCTTCACGCGAGGCTAGATCGTGCCCGACGTCCGCCTCGTCCAGCAGGGAACCTTCCCCTATCAAACCGACGTCTCGGTCGATTGGTTGCTGCTCAATGACGGAACGCTCGACGAGTCGCAGGCGCTGGCGACCGCGGTCATCGTCGCGCTCGGGACCGATCGGCTGGCGAACGTCACCGACGTCCTGCCCGATCCTGACTCGACCGATCGGCGCGGATGGTGGGGCGATCTCGACGCCGACGTGATCTGGAACGGCTGGCCGATCGGCTGCCGTCTTTGGTTGCTCCATCGCGAGAAGATCACCGGCTCGGGAGCGCAGCAGGGCTCGACCTTGGTCAAGATCAAATTCATGATCCAGGAAGCGCTGCAACCCTTCATCGATCTGCGCCTCGCGTCGGCGATGTACGTCGACGTCGAGCGCGTCGACGTCCAGCGCATCAACGTCCTCGTGCGCCTCTATCGCGGACCGAAGACGGCGATCGAGCTGCAATTTCAAATCCTCTGGCAGGACATTGTCGAGTAGATCATGCCATGGTCGACGCCAACTCTCCGCGATGTGCGCAGCACGATCCGCGACGCGATCACCGGACGGCTTCCCGGCGCCGACGCCAACGTGCCGAACAGCGTCTTGCGCGTCCTCTCCGACGCCATGGGCGCGCTTTGCCATCTGACACTCCAGTACATCGATTGGCTGGCGCTGCAGCTCCTGCCCGACACGGCCGAGACCGAATGGCTTGATCGGCACGGCCACATATGGCTCGTCAACGCTGACGGTTCGACCGGTCGCAAGCTGGCGACGCAGGCCTCCGGGACGGCGAGCTTCGCGGGCGCGATCGGCACCATCGTCCCGAGCGGGACGCAGCTCGGCTACGGGACCGGCATCAGCTATCAGACCTTGGCCGCGATCACCATCGGCGCCGCGCCTTCGCCGGTCGCGATCCAGGCGCTCGATCCGGGCGCCGCCGGCAACCTCGACGCCGGGACCGCGCTGGCGCTGCAGACGCCGGTCGCCGGCGTCACCGGCGTCACCGTCGTCAGCCTGGAGGGTGGCACCGACGACGAGACCGACGACGAGCTGCGCGCGCGCATCCTCAAGCGCATCCGCGAGCCGCCAATGGGTGGCGATGCCACCGATTACGAGCAATGGGCGCTCGCCGTCCCTGGGGTGACGCGCGCATGGTGCGCGCCGCAGGAGATGGGCATCGGGACCGCGTCCGTCCGCTTCATGATGGACGATCTGCGCGCCGACAACGACGGCTTCCCGCTGCCCGAGGACATCGACACCGTCCAGGCCTACCTCGATTCGCAGCGGCCGGTCACGGTCAAGCAGTGCTACGTCCTGGCGCCGCTCAAGCAGCCGATCGACTTCCACATCCTCAACCTCAATCCAAACAACGAGGCAGTTAAAGGCGCGATCCAGACCTCGATCGAGCAGATGCTCTATCAGCTCGCAGCTCCGGGTCAGACCATCTTCGCGGCTTGGAAATACGCCGCCGTCATGAACTCGCCCGGCGTCGTCTCCTTCGATTTCGAAACCTGCGATGACGACGTCATGCCTGACGGCGGGCACATGGCGGTGCTCGGCGACATCTATTACGGATAACGCCGATGGCGGATCGCCACGTCCGCAGGACGAGCGACGACTACGCTCAGGCCTATCTGGCGTTGCTGCCGCAAGGGCAGGCGTGGCCGCGCCATCCATTCAGCACGCTGGTCCTCGCTTGCTTCGGCCTCTGCGATGATTGGGGATTCGTCGACGGTCGCGCGGCCGATCTCCTAGAGACGGAATCCGATCCGCGGTCGACGCTGGAACTCCTGCCCGACTGGGAGCGCAATTGGGGCCTCCCCGATCCGTGCGTGACCGAGCCGCAGACGATCGAGGCGCGGCGCGTCGCACTGGTCCTGAAGATGACCATGCTGGGCGGCGCGTCGCGGCAATTCTTCATCGATGTCGCGGCGCGTCTCGGCTATACGGTCACGATCACCGAGTACCTGCCCTATCAGTGCGGCATCTCGCGCGTCGGCGACACGAGGAGCGTCGCCGACAATCCAGACGATCCGACGCGCTTCATGTGGCAGCTCGGACCGCCGGAGATTCGCTACTACTGGACGATCCACGTCACCTCGCTGAAGCTCGAATATTTCCACACCGGCTCGAGCCAGTGCGGCATCGATCGCCTGCTCTCCATCGGCACCGCGCAAGACCTCGAGTGTCTCATCAAGCGCTACAAGCCGGCGCACACCCACGTCGTCTTCGACTACTCGGCTGTCAGCGGTCTCGATTTCTCGCAGAGCTTCAACAGCTCCTACCTCGCGCTCGGGATCATGTAGATGGCAGACAACAAGCTGATCAAAGACGCGCTCGGTCAGAGTTTCACGATCCGCATGCGCGACATCTCTGCTGGCGGCGATGGCTCGATCCAGCGATCGATGATCTTCACCACCGGCTACCCGATCGACTACGGCACCGGCGGCAGCTATCGCGACAGCGCCAAGAGCGGGGCGATGACCGCCGGCCTCGCGGCGAACGCGCCGATCTATTCGTTTCAATGGCCGTCGTCGCTGCTCTGCCTCCTCAAGCGCGTCAAGTTCAACGCCTGGACGGTCGGAACCGGCTTCGCCGCGGGCATCGCCGAGTTCGATCTCTTCCTCGCCCGCAGCTTCACGGCCGCCGACGGCGGCGGCAATCAATCAAATCTCGCCGGCGGCAGCGGCCGCATGCGCAGCACCATGCCGGCGTCGCACGCGATCATCATGACGTCGTCGACAGCGGCGCTCACCCCCGGGACGAGGACGCTCGACGCCGACCCGATCTCAAGGCGCATCGCGGCGGCGCCGACGGGAACAAACGCGCCGCTCTTCCCCGACGCGATCACGATGTTCGAAGCGGCGCAGGGCGAGCACCCGCCGCTGTTCGTGCAGAACGAGGGCTTCGTCATTCAAGCGAGCGTTCCCGCGACCGGCGTCTGGCAATTCGCCGTGATGGCCGAATGGGACGAGATCACCCTCTTCTAGGAGGCCGAAGTGAAGTACAACCAACCATTCGATCAGCCGTCGAACCCGAACGCGCCTTACATCGACGGCAATCCGTCCGCGGGCATCCAGGGCTCGATCGTGCCAGCGGCGGCGATCGAGTACGACCAGCGCGAGATCGTCAATCTCATCGGCGCCGTCGGCCTGTCGCCGACCAACGCCGACCTGACGCAGCTCATCCAGGCGCTGAAGCTGGTCGACGTCCAAAACGTCTTCAAGGCATCAAACAATCTTGGCAATGCGTCGCAGTGGAGCGCGAGCGTCCCGACGCTGCCGATCATGCCCCCGCCGCTCGGGTGCTGTATTTGGTTCAAGCCAGGATTCGACTCGGTCAAGGGAGGCACCGTCTTTTCGGTCAATGGCAGCGCGTTTCATAACGTCACGCACACCAATCTCGCGCCGATCGACATTGGCGACGTGGTCTCGACCGGATGGGTCCTGCTGTTCTTCGACGGCACGCAATGGCAGATGATCACCGGCGGCACGCAGCGCACCGGTCAGATTCCGCTGCTGCAGAAAAACGCCGACTGGTACGTCAACCCGACGACCGGCAACGACACGACCTATGACGGGACCTCGCCGACCATCATCTCGGCGACCGTAGGTCCGTTCCAGACGATCCAGCGCGCCGTTCAAGAAACCTATAAGTACAACATGAACGGCTACTCGCAGAAAATTCACTGCGCAGACGGCACCTATCAACCGTTCACCGCGGGCCAGACCAACGGTGTCGGCACGGTCTACATCGAAGGCAACATTGCGAACCCGCAGAATTGCACGATCACGGCGACGGCGAACAACGTCAACTGCGCGTTCTTCTACGGCGGCAATTGGGCGATGGGCGGCTTCCGGCTCAGCTCCGTCAGCCCAGCGATGGATTGCTTCGCGCTCAACAACACCGGCACCGTCGGGACAGTCTACGGCTCGATGCGCTTCGGCCCGTCCGCTCGGTTCCATATGAGTTCCGGCTGGATTTCGCTGCTGCAAATCGCCGACTCGACGCAGATCACCGTCGAGAGCGGAGGCAATGCGGTGTCGCATATTTCGTCGACCTACGCCAACATGCTCGTCGGCAATTTGAACACCTCGATCCATCCAGACATAACCTTCGCTGGTCCGGTCACCTTTTCGACCTGTTACAACTGGACGAACAACGGCGGCATGAGCTTCATCATCTATCGAAACATCGTCAACCCCGGCAACGTCACCGGAAAGCGGTATCTCGCCCAAATGAACGGCATCGTCAACGTCAACCAGCAGGGCGTGAACTACTATCCCGGCACGGTGGCTGGGACGACTGACACCGGCGGGCAGTACGGCTAAGGAGAAAGCGATGGCACTCTCTCAAGCGGCGACGGATTTGCTCAACGAGCTGGCTGCGGCGCCGGGCACATTCATCGAACAACAACAAATCGCCGGTGCGGCATTGGACGAATTGGTGGCGGCGCATCTCGCCGTCGCCTTCGGCCCGAACTTGCAGTTTGCCTATATGACTTTCTTTCGCCCGCAGGGGCCGGACCGCATGCATTGGCCGATCGGCTTGACGTACGACGGTCGCGTCCAGGCCGGGCTGCCGGTGCCGTCCACGAAAGACGGTGGTCTCGAGCTTCTCGGTCCATGAGCGCAGCAGATGTCTGGCCCGGCCTACTTCACCGGCGTGATGAACATCGCGATGAACGAGGACTGGATCGTCCCGTTCCTCTACGCGACTTCGCCTGACGGCGGCGTCACGACGACGCCGATCGACCTCACCGGCTCGACCTTGATGATGGAGATCAGGCGTCAGGAGTCGGATCATGAGGTCGTCCTGTCGCTCTCCTCGCCTGACCGCGGCATCTCGATCGACAACGCGACCGGCGGCGCGTTCACGATCCTGATCACCAGAACCCAGCTCGCGCAGTTCGCGCCCGGCGACTACGTCGCCGACCTCGTCCGCCTGATGCCCAACGGCTACGTCGAGCGCATGCTCGATTGCGATGCGGTCACCGTCGTCGAGGGCAAGACGCGATGACGAGCGGGGATCGCCTCGACGTCTCGGCGGGCACGCCGCGCGTCACGCTCGCGCGCGAGACCAGCGATCCGCAGACCTTGACCGTTCCGCAGATCGGGCCTGCTGGCCCGGTCGGCGCCACTGGGCCGCAGGGCATCCAAGGGCCGCCAGGGCCGCAGGGACCGGGCGGCGTCGGTCCGCAGGGCGAGCCTGGGCCGCAGGGGCCGATCGGACCCACGGGCGTCGCCGGGCCTCCCGGCGCGACGGGGCCGCAAGGCCTCGTCGGGCTCCAAGGCGCGACTGGACTGCAGGGCCTCGTCGGCGCCACCGGACCGCAGGGGCTCGTCGGATTGACCGGACCTGCCGGGCCGCAGGGCGCGACAGGCGCGCCCGGCTCTCCTGGCGGCGCCACCGGTCCCGCTGGACCCGCAGGCGCGGCCGGGCCGCAGGGAGCGACCGGACCGGCTGGGCCACAAGGCGCGACCGGCGCGGCGGCGATCGTGCCAGCTCCGCATGGCGGTCGCTTTCAGGCGCTCTCGGCGACGCAGGTCCAGTTCTATCCGTACAAGGGCGGGCACGTGCGGCTCGCCGGCGTCGATTGGCCGATCCCGGCTGGCGGGATATTCGGCTACAACACCGGGACGAGCGTCAACGGCGCGCCCGGCAATCTCGCTGCGAACACGCTCTACTTTGTTTATTTGTTCGCCAGCGGCGGCGCGCTCTACATCGGCTTCTTCACCGTCGGCTGGGTTTGGGACACGACTCCGGGCAACGTCGGCGTCGCGGTCCTCAACGGGAACGCTGCTTGGTCTTTGATCGGGATGGTGTTCACCGACGGCTCGGGTCAGTTCAACGACGGCGGCGCGAAGCGCAACGTCATCTCGTGGTTCAACAGGCTTGAAAAGACGTGCGCCAACGGTCTCGGCAACAGCAACACCGCGTCGACCGGAAACGTCGCGATGGGCGGCGGCGCCTACGTCGAGCTGTGCACCTGGGGCGACGAAGACGTGACCGCTTGGGTCACAGGCCAGATGTCATGCTCCGGCGGCGGTAACCCGTACGCGAACTATTACATTGGCATAGACGGCGGCGCGATGTTCGCCAACAATCAGACCTTCACCTCGTCGTACTATTTGACCGGCTCCGAGATCACTTCGATCGGGCCCGCCGGTCAAGGTCGTCACTACTTCCAGTTCTGGGGCGCCGCGTCTTCTGGAGGAGGCGCCACGTTCACCGTCAACAACGCCAGCATCTACGCCAGGACTCGGGGATGACGATCGAGCTGACGGTCCCGCAGATCGGACCCGCCGGCCCCGTCGGCGCCACCGGCGTCCAAGGCATACAGGGACCTCCCGGTCCGCAAGGTCCTGGCGGCGTCGGCCCACAAGGCGAGCCAGGGCCGCAAGGTCCAATCGGGCCGCCCGGCGTCGCGGGACCGACCGGGCCGCAAGGCGCGACCGGCATGGGCGCGACCGGGCCGCAAGGCCTGCAAGGAATAGCAGGGCCGCCCGGCGCGACCGGAGCTGGCCTGCAAGGCGCCACCGGACCGCAGGGAGCCACCGGGCCATCGGCAGGCGCCACCGGCGCCACCGGACTCGCAGGCGCGGGAGGCGCGCCCGGAGCGCCCGGAGCTGTCGGCGCGACCGGACCGCGCGGCGCGACCGGACCGCAAGGCCCGCCAGCTCCGACCGGCTCGGGCTGGAACGGCAACTATGGCGGCGCCGCCAATCCGAGCTTGACGACCGACACAAGCGCCTATCGGCTCTACGGCATCGGCGTCTCGGCGGGCTGGACCTTCCGACCGCAGAAATCCGGCGTCGTCATCATCATGATTTCGTTCGACGTCGCGGGCGTGGGATCGAACAACGTCTTCTATTCGGGCGTTTATGGTCCCGGCGGCGGATCCGGAAACGGCACGACGATCGCCGCGGCAGGAGCTTCCAACTTCGGCAATGGTCACGGCCCGTCCTACCAGGGAGGGACCGTGACCTTGCACGGCGTCGTCGCAGGGCTGGCGATCGGGACGCTCTATTTCTTCGACGTCTCGGCGATTGCCAATTCAGGAACGCAGACGCAGCAGATCGCCAACGTCGCAGGCACGGTGATCGAACTCTGACGGGGAGGATCGTTTTGCGTTTCCATGTCCTGGGAATTCCGCACACCGCGAGCAACAAAGACTATCTGTGCTGCGCGTTCACGCAGAAGGTCGTGAACATGTGCCGCATGGTCACGGACCTCGGGCACCATGTCATCCACTACGGCAATGCGCTCTCGCGCGTCGACTGCACCGAGCACGTCAACGTCACCGTGCCGAGCGACATCGGGCCGCCCGAGTTTTCCGGCAGCTTCGACACCAAGAGCCCGCTCTATCAGAAGTTTCACAACATCACGGTCGGCGAGATCGAGAAGCGCAAGCAGCCGCTCGACATGCTGCTTTGCTTCTGGCCGACCGCGAAGACGATCGCCGACGCGCATCCAAATCTGATCACCATCGAGGCCGGCATCGGCTATCCGGCCGGACACTTCGCGCCCTACAAAGTCTTTGAGTCCTACGCGATGCTGCATGCATATCGCGGCATCGGCGCCGTCGGCACCGCGGACGGGAATGGTTGGTGGTACGACTGCGTCATTCCCAATTATTTCGATCCCGACGATTTTGAGCTCGGCCGCGGCGGCGGCGATTATCTGCTCTTCATGGGGCTGCGCACCATCGGCGGCGACGGCAAGGGAATTCACATCGCCGACCAGATCGCCAAGGAGGCCGGCTGCAAGCTGATCATCGCCGGGCCCGGCATCTATCAGCCCTCCGGCGATCACGTCGAGATGGTCGGCTTCTGCGATCTCATCAAGCGCAAGCAGCTCATGATGGGGGCGCGCGCGCTGCTCGCGCCGTCGCTGTTCGTCGAGCCGTTCTGCGGCGTCGCCATCGAGGCGATGTTCTGCGGCACGCCGGTGATCTCGAGCGACTGGGGCGCCTTCGCCGAGAACAACCTGCACGGCGTCACCGGCTATCGCTGCCGCACAATGGAGCATTTCGTTTGGGCGGCGAAGAACATCGATCGCATCAGCCGCATCGCCTGCCGCGCCTGGGCGGTGCAGAATTTCTCGCTGCAGCGGATCGCGCCCATGTATGAGGAATTTTGGCAGCTGGTCGCGGATCGCTACAAGCCAGGCGGCTGGTATGAAAAACGCCCCGAGCGCACCGATCTCGATTGGCTGATGCGCTTCTATCCAAAGCAGGCATGGGAGCTTTCGCGATGAACCGCAACCAGCGCCTCGAGCTGGTCGCCGGCGACGACTGGCAGCTCGATGCGGTCCTGCTCGACGCGAGCGGCAATCCGCTGAACCTCACCGGCGCGACGCTCACCTGGACGCTGATCGATAGTTTCGGCTGGACGGCGCCGGCGACGCACACCATCACGCTCGGCGCCAATCCCGGCGAATGCACGGTGAAGGTCGCGGCGGCCAACTCGAGCCCGATCAAAGGCGGCGGTTACATGGCCTATTGGCGCGTCACCAGCGGCGGCATCACGCAGACGCCGCTCGCCTAGCCGCTCGGCATCCTGGCCGATCCGTTCGCCGCGCTCGCCGAGCCGGCGGCATTGGTCGACCCTGCCTCGAGCGCCTATCGACCGATCGCTGCGCGGCCGCCTGGCGGCGAGGTTCCAGTCGGCGGCGGCTCGATCATCCCGTACGCGCGCAGATCAGCTTGAACAACGGAACCGCCGGCTGCCTGCTGGCCTATGCCGTCATCGTCTTCGGCTGCGCCTTCGCGCTTTATTGACTCTACATCGGAGGCCCGAGATGAGCTGCGGATTTTGCCAGCAGCCGCGACGCGTCATCACGCGCGCGTGGCAGCACATGCAGCCGCATCGGCCGCATCTCGTCATCTGCGAGACGTGCAAGCGGCCCATCGTCTTCATGCACAGATCGGTGCTGCGCAACGGCAAACGCCATCACACCGCGTGTCTCTATCAGCGACGGCACATCAGGAGGATTCAATGAGCGAGCTGCAGGATATTGTTGTCGATCTCTCGCATTGGGAGGATGTCCTCAGCTTCGAGGACGTCCGTGCCAGCGGCGTCGTCGCCGTGATCTACAAAGCGACCGAGGGCGATAGCTATGTCGACCCGACCTATGCCGAATGCCGCGAGGAGGCCGAGAAAGCCGGCCTCAAATGGGGCGCCTATCACTTCCTGCGGCCCGGTGATCTCACTGCGCAGGCGAAGTTCTTCCTCGACAAGGTAGGTCTCGATCTGGAGCTGTACTGCGCCGACCACGAGGACCCTGGCGTCTCAATCACCGAGCTGAAGGATTTTCTGCTCGAAGTCCTGCGCCAGACCGGCAAGCATGCAGTGATCTACAGCGGGCACGTGATCAAGGAGCAGCTCGGCGACGAGCGCGACGAGGTCCTACAACATTTCAGATTGTGGATCGCGCACTACACCGACGACGCCGAGCCCGATTGGCCGAAGACAACATGGGAGCGCTGGTGGTTGTGGCAATATACCGAGACCGGGAGCTGCCCTGGCGTCAGCGGCGAGGTCGATCGCAACAAGTACGACGGCTCGCCCGAGCGGCTGCAGCGCGAATGGGCGCATCCGCGGGCAGATTAGGAGCCTTTCGGTTTCTCCTCCCGATCGTGCAAGGGCCCCTGGGTGCCACCGTCGCCAGATGCCCGCTATGGGCTCCGGTTTGCCCCCGATAGCCGAGGTGGATCGGACATCCCGGCATGTCGCAGATGGGCCAATAAAAGAGGTTGGCTCGCCGGAGGAAGATCTCCGCGGCGGACGGCAGCTGTGCGCGTCTCAGGCCGAACAGGGAACACGAGGTAGGCTTCGATCAGGAACGTTTCCGATACGGCATGGTATATCCTGATGCCTACAACACCATGCTGGCCCTGAGCCAAGCCCTCATGGACACGGGTCTAGCACCGCTGTTGATTGACCTCGTCAACCATCGCATATCGCAACTAAAATGGTTGTGCATTTTAGTATGGAATAGGCTGAAACAACCATTCCGCTTCGTGTTGAAACAACGGCCCTTCGCATCTACGCGCGGAGAGAATGAGGATGATTTCTGAAACAATGTCTAGTATCCGACGTTGTCCCGGATGCAGCATGAGATGTGTTGCAGGTACTGCGGGAGGAACATGAAAACCGTTGCGCAGATCGCCCCCGGAGACGGGGACTCGCACGGTTTGATAGCATTCATGTGCTCCGGCTGCGGTTCGGCAGACAGTATCTTAATTGATGCAAGGGCTTGGGATGCCCAAGAGAGGGAAGCCGACCGCTCCCTCCCTACTGCGCCGCACCATCGCCGGCGGTTTTGATTTGGTGGACGGCGCCCGCTCCCGGCATCGAAGTGCCATAGGGTGATCGTTATGACGAATCACATGAGGGGAGCCGTCCACATGCAAATTACCACGATCGGATTGGATATCGCCAA